AGATCCGATGAGTCAGGAATCCTACCGGCTACGGAGGATTTCTTGAGCCTAATATCAGTTGCCATTTCCAGTCCTTAAAAAAGGTAGCCTTAGTGAGTAAAAACTCAGGCTATGGTATTAATATGTTCCGCCGTCAATCACTGCGATAGTAACATCTCCGTTTGTCAAGCTAAACTGTCTTGCATTACCCGGAACAGGAGCATTAGCCGAGTCAGCATAACCACCAAATGAAGCAATACCTTTATTCGTTAACGTAGCATCTTCACCATCAATAGTAAGTGAGTTTGCTGCATCGTCATAGGTAAGATCGATACCTTCACCTGCTAATAAGAGGTTATTTAATCGATCATCGACACGTTCGTCAGTAAAGTAAAGGTTAGAAGAACCTTCAGTGATATTGTCGGTTGTAGCATCAAGTAGGTTACCAGTTAATCGTAGGTCACCGTCAATTGTTGCAGAATCTGTGGTTAATGAACCAGATGTAATAGTATTTGCAGTAAATGTTCTCAGGTCACCAGAGTCACCATCGATATTACCAGTCACATTGCCTGTTACGTTACCAGTAACATCACCCGTAATATCACCAGTTACATTACCGTGGAATGCATCGGCTTCAATGTCTCTGTTAAAGTCCCATCGACCAGTCGCATTATCATATTTGATAGACGCATTCGAACCTGCGACCTCAATACCCGCACCATCTGAAGCTGCGGAGTCTGCGGCAGAATCGGCAAGTGTAATGAGTTTATCATTAACTGATAAGTTGACAGAATTGATTGTCGTGGTTGTACCATTAACTTGTAAGTTACCGCGAACAATAAGATCACCACCATCAGAATCTTCAGGAGCAGGATCGAGGTATAACTGATTAGAACCGTCGGTTGAACTAATCGTGTTACCATTAATTTTAATATTGTCAACAGTTAACTGAGTATTGATCGAAACAGAAGAATCCAAGTGGACTGTAACAACATCACCACCAACAGTAGTGTTAATATTTGTGCCACCTTGAATTGTCAGTGTATCTGTTAAGAGTGAGACCGTCGCATTTGTACCAGCATCAGCTGCGACTGTAAGGTCTGTAGCCACGTTATTTGTAGAGGCAGATGTGATTCGACCTTGTGCATCGACCGTAATAGCAGGAATCGCAGTAGCACTACCATATGTGCCAGCAGAAACCGCAGTATTATCGAGTTCGACTGTAATTTGATGTGCATCAAGACGAGTACCAATACCTGTACCACCAACGATGGTAAGGTCAGAGTCTTGAAGCATTAATGTATGAGTACCACCAGAATCAGTAGAGATGTCTAAGCTACCAGCAGCATTTTGATCATCTACGTATTTCTTGGTCGCAGCGTCTTGTGCTGCGGTAGGATCTGTAACATTAACGATCTTCGATGTATTAACATCGACTGTACCTGCACCATTTGGATCAAGTACGATATTACCGTTAGTGTCTGTAGAACTAATTGTGTTGCCGTTAAGATCTAAGTTGTCAACTTTAAGGTTGTCAATCTTAGAAGACGCATCAACGATAATTGCACTACTTGCTGTAAGGGTACCAGCTACATGATCCAGCAAGTTAGAGAAATAAGCACCGCCGATAACTTCTACGGTTGTTGCGTTACCTGAGCCGTCATCACCTTTACCAAAGTAAAGTCGATCACCGCCGTTTCCTTGAGTACCGGCACCTGAGGAGTAGGCGAGTTCGCCTGATTTTAATGACCCTGGAGCGCTGGTACCCGTCGATCTTTTGATTCTAATAATAGTGGCCATTAATAATTGCCTCCGTTAATGTCCTGTTTTGTTAGTTCGGCATTTGCCACAAATACACCAAGAGCCGCGTCAAACTGTAAGATAGCGCCATCAACTCTGCCTGAAGTATCAACACCTAAAAGGTTATTAATATCTGTAGCACCCGAACTAACGTTTCTTACTGGTCGACCAACAACAACCTTTCGAACTTGTGTTGTTTGACCAACGCCTCTAACCGTCTTTATTTGAGTAGTCTGACCTGTACCGACTCTTATTGCCATGACTTACCTCGTTACAGACGGCGTGATTGTAATTTTACCTTCTAACACCCTTTCAATAATCGTATCACCATCGCTATCTTGAAATGATAGCTCAACATCATAAACGTATCGACCTGCTTTAAGGGCATCTGTTTGTAGATTTGTTAATGAAATAGTTGCAATACCGTCAAGAGCATTTGCGATTGTTGACACAAAATCGGTTGTGTCTGAACTGTCGCTCGTATAATTCTTTTTCATTTTCGCTGTGACGGTGTGGTTCGTAAGATTTTTCTTAGAGCCATCTGTATTCACAAGATGTAGTTCAATAGATGCATCCGCACCTTGATCAATTGTAATTTCTTCGTATTGGGCCATTCACAAATACTCTTTACGTTGTTTGTCTATATTTATACAAAACCATACAGACCTATTTATACATATAAATAAATTGGTGATGGTATTTATATGGAGAGAAAGATGCCGATAGAAGACGTATTTAGTAAAAGGACTCAAATTCGATATTACGGCCGAGAAGAACCACCTCAAGAATTAGTAGAAGAATTGCTTAAAAAAACGTACGAATTAGTACCGTCTAAACAATCTTTAATGCCATACACAGTTCACGTATTGCAGCCTAAACACAAAAAAGAAAAAGAAATCTTGTATGAGGCATCTACACATAATGGCACCTTTATCAATAAAAATGTATATGCTCCTTATGTTCTTCTTTTTACTTCTAGGCTAACCTTTCCTAATGATTCTGTGTTACGTATATTTCAAAGAAAAAGAGTATTTGAGCATTATTGTGTAGATCCACAGAGATACAATGGTGATACTCAAATGAGAGAAAATGCTATAGAAATTGGAATGTTTTCTACCATATTATCTGGCCTTTGTATTGAAGCCGGTTTACAAGTTTCTTATTTGCTATGCTATAAATCCGAAATGTTACAAAAAGAATTGAAATTTCTTGATAACGAAAAAGTAATATTTTCTATGCAATTCGGATATAAACATTCTGGACGTTATCCGCAAAAATATATAAAAAATGCAGGAGAACATAAGCCTGATTATGACGAAGTTATCAATTGGATAAAATGATATAAAATGGAGTTTTAATAATGAAAATTAGTTATGGAAACCAAACGATAGATCTATTCGATAAGTATGTTCCTGATAAAATTATCTTATCGCTATCTGGAGGACTTGATTCGGCATCTCTGTTATACTTAATCTGTAAACATTTTCCAAATGTCGAAATTATTCCTTTTACGGGAAAAGATTTGACTGCTCCATTTGATGCGCTCTGCTCATTAGATATTGTAGAATTTATGAAAGATACATTTCCAAATCATAAAATCGGTCAACACTATATCTATGAATTCGACATTTATGATCAAGAATTGCAAGAATATGCTAAAGAGCGTTGGAATGATGAACGCGTATTAATAGATGGCCAATATGTTGATAGATGTAATAACATTGAAGGTCTAGTAAAAGTTTTAGAAAAACAAAAACATTTAGAAATTTGCGAAAAAATGCACGAGTGTTTAATCGTCACTGGTATAACAAAAAATCCGCCACAAGATATTATGAAAAATATTGGTTTTGATCACCTTGCTGAAAAAAGAAGATCGTATACACAAGAAAATTGGGCAGGAAAAGGTGATGAATATAGGCCATATATAAATGTTGATAAAAAATTTGTAGCAGGTGTTTATAAAGAAGAAGGCTTAATGAAAACTCTTTATCCAATTACTGGTTCGTGCGTGGGTACAGCAAGAGAAACAGATTATTTTGCAAAAGAGTGTGGTCATTGTTTTTGGTGTTATGAAAAGAAATGGGCATTTGATTCGCAATGAGATTGAACATTCTATGTACGAGTAAGCCGTGCGATGGTTTGTTATATTATAGTTATGAATATGCATCTTTACTCGATGCTCGACTTATTATTATACCACATCCAGATTTCAAAGTAAATGATTATATCACTTCTTTAGAAAAAAAGTATGTACATTGTAAAAATGTATCATTCGAATATTTCTATGAAGAAACCGATGTTACCCTTATTATGGGTAGAAGTATGCTTACTCACGCGTGGAAATTAAAAGATAAGTATAGTCATGACCAACTATTCTCTCTAATAGATGCGTTTTCGCACAAACTAATATCAGTATATTCTGAAAATCATCCTATAGAGTATAATTATGCTTTAGACTATTTTAGACCACGACATGTATATGATCTATGTGACACTGATGTGTATGTGAATGGTGTAGGTGATCACTTCGAAAAAAGAATTAATTTTGATATTTACAAAGATCCTGTTCCAGATCTAAAAGCAGAACATATGTTTTTAGGGACTGGAAAACAGTACTACGAAAGGGCGGGTATACTGGCTCCCTCCTACAAGTCATACTTTATTATAACATATAAAGAAGCGTTTGTAAACCCCCTTTTACAAAATATTTTCGCACCTGTAGATAATTTATTAGGCATGTTTAATACGTATGTGTATGCGAAAGAGCAATTTGATCCTGCGCCAAGAATTTTGCAAGAATGCATGTACTTCGATAAGAAAATAGAGTATAATAGATCTACAAAAATTAGAGATGGCGGTTGGGTTTATAGTCGACGTTCTATAGAAAAGCCCAATATTGAACCTATTATGAAAGCATATGATGAACTACAACGGTTGGGATAGAGAATATCTCGAGAATAAAGAACTATATTATGAACTCTTTGACAAGGCTATGGCAAAAGAACCAGAAGGGCCAACCGAAGAGCTAGAGCAAGCGTTCAGAGATTATACAGGTCGTAAACACTGTGTGCCTGTAAGTAGTGCAACCGATGCATTGTATTTTTCTTTGAAAGCACATGGCATTGGTCCAGGTTGGCAAGTCTTTGTGACTGGTTTTTCATGGATCTCATCAGCAAGTTGTATCTCTATGGCGGGTGCAATGCCAGTCTTTTGTGATATTGATCCTGACTCTTATCATATGACACTTGAGTCTGTAAAAAAGATGAAGCGTGATGGTAACTGCGCTCTCATCTATACACACCTTTTTGGTAATATGACCGATACTATCGAGATTGAGAACTATTGTAAAGAAAATGATATTGTCTTTATTGAAGATGCGGCTCAGTCATTAGGTGTAAGTCTAAATGGCCGCAAGGCTGGTACAATTGGTGATTGTAGTTCGTACAGCTTTAATGGTAATAAAGTCATTGCTGGTATCTCAGGCGGTGGCATGTTTATGACAGATGACGATCAGATTGCCAAGACAGTACGTATGCTTGCTAAGCATGGTAAAGATAAAGACTTTGCTATGTTGGGCTACAACTCAAAGATGTATAACTTTAATGCAGATGTTATTCTACATCGCTTTCAGTTTATGGAACAATGGCAAAAGCGTAGACAAGAAATTGCAAAAGAATATGATTATGAATTCGATGGTCTTGTAAAGACTCCGCAAAAACATGACAACCACAACTATCATAAATACGTAATACAATTCGAGGATAAAGAAACGCGTAACGAAGTAAAGAAAGCTTTAGGTGGATCAGTACATTATGAGCGAGTTATTCCCGATAATTCAATGTACAACCATATCCAATATCGTAGCGGATATTGTGCAGTAGCACGGCATACTGCAGACACCGTACTTTCGTTACCTATTCATGCTTGGTTAAAAGATGAGGAAATTGAACATGTCATCAACACAGTTGCATTAAGAGTCTGATATGGTAGAATTATTAATTGACAAAGAAATAGATAAATTTTGTATTCTTGACGAAAACTTTAATTTAATAGATGTGTCTGATAGACTTAAAAAAGAAGTACATCTGCATAAAATTTTTAGTGAACATTGTTATGAAGAATTTATAATTAATGAAGAATATACTAAAGGTGTATGTCCAGAAATTTATGATTTAATAGTCGAAAAGACTTACTTATCTTTTAACAATGCAAATGCTAAATATTTTATAGAACATTTCAATCATATAGTAGAATATAATCTTCTAACTGCTTTAAATAAACAATTTAAAATATGGTGTGAAACTTCTCTTAATAAGTCTATAGACAAAATTAATTATATGTGAGGATTATATGGGAGAAAAATTACCAGTAGATCCAAATACATTTCATCACAGACCAGCGTGTAATATTGATATCACGCATAGATGTCCGTTAGAATGTTTAAGATGCCAAAGATACACTTCATTTACTTCTAAGGGATTAAAAGTAACTGGAGAAGATATGCCTTTGGATAGATATGAAAAAATTTTAAATCATTTTTATCATATTAATTTTTGTGGTCAAGTATCAGATCCAGTGCACCATCCCAAGTTTATAGAAATGCTAGAAATGGCATACAAAAATGGAAATTCTGTAACAGTACACCACGCATCTGCGGCTAAACCAGAAAGTTGGTATCCTAAAGCTTGGAAAGCAAATCCACATGCAGTATGGTTTTTTGGATTAGACGGATTACCTGATGAAAGCGACAAATACCGAAAAAATCAAGACGGTCATAAGATGCTTAGACTTATTAGGGAATCTGCTAAATATTTAGATCGCGCAGATTGGCAATATATTGTATTTAGTTATAATGAACATCATATAGAAGAAGCTAGAAGTTTAATTGCAGACCTTCCTAATATCAAATTTAGACTATTATATTCTTCTCGATGGGAAGGAAAAAATGATCCATTGAAACCAAAAAATAAAGAGATGGCTCTTTCACTGAGGAGAAATTAAATTATGGAATTAGACAAATATGATTCTCGACATGAAATAGAGCCTAAATGTTTTAATAATCAACAAAACGCGTTTGCTGTTACAAATTTGGGAGAACTTATTCCGTGTTGTTGGTGTGATAATCAGCATACTAGAAAAGAACCTAGGTATAAAGATTTATTAGCTGTCAGTAAAATTGATGATTACGAATCTTTAGATGAAATTATTTTACAAGATGAATGGGTTAAGTTTTTTGAAGATTTAAAAGAAGGTAAAGGTTTTGGCATATGCCATCATATCTGTAAAAAGAGAGAAACTGATAGCCATAAAAAGCAAATCGTTTTGTCAGCAGATGGCAAACCCGAAAAAGTGGATTCAACATGAATTATAAAGATTTAAAAGCGAATGGATATTTTGGTATTGATTTTTATTTAACAAAATCTTGCAATAAGTCATGCCATTACTGTACAGCATGGACATTGGAAATGAGAAATCTAGAAGTAGATATGGATTTTCTAAGTAAAACATTAAAATATCTTTCTAGATACAAAGCAAAAATTAATTTGCTAGGTGGAGAACCAGGCCTAGTAAAAAATTTGGATGAAGTCATTGCTGAAATTAAAAAATATCCTACTCTTATTCCTTCAGTATTGTCTAATTCGTTTGTGCGCAAGCGTTATCCACATATATTAGAAGATCCTTCAATTTATTATGTCGAACACCTAGTACTAGACTTTCATGAAGATCGCATTGAAAAACTAGGTAACTATGATTTTTTAGAGCAAAATGATAATAACAACTATAACGTTATTATTCAAACTCCTAATTATTTTAAATTTAGAGAAAATTATGACTTATCACATATAGATCATGATAATACTATGTTTAAAAAATTTAATGCAAGATCACCGTTTTATGATGTAGATATGCAAGCTTCTGAAATTACTAGAAAGCTTTGTGCCAAATATCCTTCAGTTCCAGTCATTGACTTTGAAATGCAAAAAATAAGGCACTGCAGTAAAAAAGTAATTAATGGTTCTAAGACATTTGATGTAACAAAAAAGAACATCGAGAAGATGATGAATTTCGATTTATTTCAGTATGAAGAATATTGTAAAATATGCACTGAGCAACTTTCTGAACAAGGAGAACATACTTTAGATAATCTTATCGTGGCACTAAATGATAGAACACTAGGATTTTAAAATATGTATTATGTGGATTCGCTTAGAACGAATATAAAAACATTTACTCTTACTAAAGTAATTGAATATCAAACCGTAGATTATGCAAAAATTGTATATGATAATTTAACTAGATTGAGAAGTGAAAATTTTAATAGAATACTAATTCCTAATTATGAGTATTCTATTGAAGATAAGACGATTACTATTATAATTGATTATATAAAAGGTTTTTATTTTACAGAACCTAATACAGTAATAGAGGATATTGTAAATCATAAATCAGATTATACATTCAACGATTTCCATAGACAAAATTATATCGTATGTGAAAATACGAAGAAGCCTTATATGGTAGATTTAGATTCGTATATGTATTATCCATCAGTAGAAGAAAGAATGCTTACGTTTAATAAGCAATGGAAAAAATTACATGGCTAGAAAAATACTAATAGCAGGCGGTGATAGTTGGACAGATGAAAATTTCACATCTGATTACCATCCTAAATTAGATACGAGTTGGCCTAAATGGCCAGAGCTTGTGGGTAGTAAATTAGGGATGGAAGTTGTAAATGTCGGCAAATGCGGACAAGGAAATCATATGATTTATAGTTCTGTATTAGATGCTATGCAAGAGTATGATCCTAAAGATATTGGCTATGTTATGTTGGCATGGTCACAGGCTCAAAGATATGATTTCGAAAGCGTTTATAAAGCCCATAATAGATATAGAAATATGACAGAGTATCAATTTACTTGGCGTAACGAAAGAGTAAAACCTCAAGGAAACATTCTTGGATGGATAAAAGAAAGCTTAAGATATTTTTATAGCATACAAACTATTTGTGCTAGTCAAAGAATCCCATTAAAACAATTCCAAATGATACAATTATATAGCCATTATTTCAAACAACAGTTTGGCAATTCCGGCGGATTGCCAGCATCACAAGAAAGATGGGGTGCATCTAGGTGGTGGAATCACTTTAAATTCGAAGACCGAGCAGATTTTGATGAAGCAGCTCTTAGTGTTATATTAAACTCTCCTTATTATAAAAGATTATCTCCTATCGATTTTATAGGTATAGATCATAAAAATAAAGAAAAACCATTTTACGTTATATCACACGAAGTTGATGATTATAAAAAATATAGAATATCAGAAGAAGATGCTCACCCAAATGCAGAAGGCCAAAAAATATTAGCGGATTATATCTATGAAAATCTTTAGTATCGCACTAAGTCCACATGACCAAAATACTTATGATGGTGTTTTGCACAATCAAATAGAAAGATACAGCAGACGTAAACATAATATTCCATGGCATGTGGATGTGTATTCGCATCAATCAGAACTAATTAGCATGAATCAAGATGATGATGAATTTATGTTAAAATTTTATGATGAATATCATAAGCCAGAAGAACATGAAGTTTTTGCTTTTACTACCACTAAAGGTGGAGTTAGCTTATTAGCTGATAGAGAATTATATTATGAGTTCTTTGGTTTTAAACCAAAGAATTTATGGGACTATGCTATGATTGATAATGTATATTACATTGACCATCATCAATCACACGCCGCATATGCATATATGGATTCAGGATTTAGAAAGTCTGATATTTTAGCCATTGATGGTAGAGGTTGGCACTATAACTGTGTGTTCTTTGATAAAGATGGGCGTATGACCGATCTTTCAGATAAAATGAATATCGGCATTCTATGGAATTATTTTTCGAAACAATTGGGATTCGGACATTTAGGTGCTGGTAAACTTATGGGTCTTGCTGGATATGGAGAATATAATTTAAAAATCCATATGATAATTGATGAATATAATAAAAATATTTTTAAGCACAAAATGGAGCTAAAAAAGAATAGACGTGGAGAATACAATGTAAAGATTGATCCATTTCCAGAAGATATAGAAAAAACTTTAGATCATACTAAGATAGAAGATGTTGCATATACATTACAATATGCAACACAAGAATTAATTGATGAGCATGTGTTACCTTTAAAATCTTGCAACAATCTATGCGTTGCTGGAGGTGTAGCATATAACGGTTATATGAATGAGGAATTTACTAAAACATATAAAAAGGTTCATGTACCTCCGGCACCTGGAGATGAGGGTCAATCTATTGGCACATACATCCATGCCGATTATACTCTTAATAAAAATCGACATAGGCCTACAGTTTATTCTGGTAAAGAATACAAATATATTGGCACTGAAAGGGTAGACTATAAAGAAGTAGCACAAGCTATAGCCGATGGCGCAGTAGTTGGTTGGTATCAAGGAAAATGCGAATCGGGTAATAGAGCTCTTGGTAATCGTAGTATTTTAGCTGATCCTCGTGATCCTCATATTAAAGATAGAATTAATCATACAATTAAACAGCGAGAAGATTTTAGACCATTTGCTCCTTCTGTTATGGAAGAACATTACAAAGAATATTTTGATACTAATCAACCGAGTCCATATATGTCTAGAATTATGCCTGTTATTTCTGATAAAATTCCAGGTGTTACGCACGTAGATGGTACTGCGCGCATTCAAACACTAAATCGTAAACAGAATCGCAAATATTACGATCTTATTAACGAGTTCTATAAAATTACTGGAATTCCAATGCTATTGAATACTAGTTTTAATTGTAAAGAACCTATCGTTGAAACGCCTGAAGATGCTATAGCTACATTTGAAAAAACAGAATTAGATTTATTGGTTATTAATGATTATATCTTGCGTAAAATGGGGTGATAAGTTTTCGTACGAGCATGTAAATCGATTATATGCTATGTGCACAAAACAGTTTAACGAATCATTTAGATTCGTTTGCTATACTGATGATCCTCGCGGTTTGCATCCATATATTCTAAGAAAACCTCTCGAACAAGAATATGATTTAGAAAACTGGTGGTGGAAACTACGGTTATTTAAAGAACCAGCTGTAGTTCCTGAAATGTTCTTTGACTTAGATGTCGTACTGCAAAATGACATTACACACTTCAAAGATTATTGCGAGAAGAGTAAGCTAAGACTTATCGAGGCATATTGGAAACCATACGAATTGACTGGTACCGATATGAACTATAACTCGTCTGTTATGATATGGCACGGTGATCTAACATCTATATGGTCAGAATTTATGAAAGATCCTGATTATTATATGGTAAAATATAATGGTATAGATTCATATCTATATTATCACCATTACGATAAGCTTAATGTATTTCCGAAAGGTGAAATCTATTCCCGGTTATACGGTATTGATGAAAACAATTACTTTAAAGCTGGCACAAAATCTAAACCTCTTTTTAAAGATGATACATATCCTGTCTGCATATTTAACGGATGGAGACGGAATACCGAATATATTAATGGCAAATATTTGTTAGATGATGAGGGCTATGATGGATTTGAACACTATTGGAATTGATCCAGATATTTGGCAAATTTTATGGGAAAATACAGAAAGCGAAAAGTATGACATAAAACATTTACTTGATTCTATGTCACCACATCAAATTGAATCGAAAGTATGGCTAGTAGATAAAATTATACCGCATCTTTTAGAAAAAGACGATATTCATGTTCAACTATTTGGAGGATGGATAGGCTTTCCCATTGTGGCATTATTAAACTCTACATTAGATATTTCCTTTGTAGAAAATATTGATTTAGATATTAAATCATTAAATGTTTTTAGACGTTATATGAAATTAAAAAACTATGCTTATGCTGAGCGATGCGGGGATGTTCAAGAAAATGGTCCTTTAGATGAAAAAGCTAATCTAATAATTAACACGTCATCAGAACATATGCCAGACATGAAAAATATTATTCGAAAAAAGTATATCGAACCATTTTTTCATAGACGTAATTATGAAATACCATTATTTGCAATTCAAAGCAATAATATGTTTCATATTGATGACCACAGCAATTGTGTAAATTCAAGATGGGAACTTGAAGATAAATGCGGATTATCTAACATTAAATATTCTGGCAAATTAAAAATGTCAAACGGTTATGAAAGATATATGGTAATTGGTTATGCGTAGAGTAATTTATAGTTTGTATATCGATATTCCAAAAGAAGATTTGGATTATCAAGCACCTTACTATGGTGATGATATACCTAAAACCGAAAGAACTAAAATAGAATTTCAAAAGTATTATGATAAATTATTAGCATGTAAACAAAAATATGCCAATGATATTGGTGTAACGTTCTTGATGTACGAGTATGATGAAGATTTTAAATTATATAAAAAATGGTTTAACGAAACATATCCGCAAATAACCGAATATAATATAGTAAATTTCTATAAGCTACAAATCATACACGAGCTATCTCGTCATTACGACGAAATTCTTTATTTAGATTTTGACGTAGTTCCTATGACTCAAGAAAATTTCTTTGAAGTGCACGACTTATCTAAAGGCATCGCGATTAAAGATAATAACAATCTAGCGAAGAAAACTCTAAGAGAATTGCGTAATCGGCCTGTCGAATCTAATAGAAGCCCAACTGCAAAATATTGGAATTGCTTTGCATTATTAGAATCGAACGGATATAACACCGATAATGATGTATTTAATACAGGCATTGTGGGAGTATCGTCAGAGCATATGAAGCAATTAGCATATTTCGATAATTTAGATGCCGTAATTAAAGATATGGATAATCTAAAAAACGACGAAATGTATCCTGAAGATATTAGAGAAATGTTTGGATGGGATAATGAAACGATATGGTCTTACTTAGTTAAAACTAGAAATATACCTATTCAATGGTTGGATTGGCCATGGCATATGTTTTATGATAGGTATAAAGTAGTTCCACGCAAAAGCAAATTCGTACATGTTATCAATAAAAAATTCAAAGAGGTTTTTGATTTTTATGAAAAGAATTATCTATAGTATTTGGGCAGATGTTCATAGGCACACTTCATCTCCACAAGAAAAGAAAGATGCGTTTGCAAAATATAAAGATCGATTAATATCTGCTCACAAAGATTATGCTAATCTGTGTAATGCAGAATATCATTGTTTTACTCCTTCTATTCCAGATTATGATGACCTACAGTTTGAAAAATTATATAGGTTTGAAGACTTAGCAAACGAATATGATGAAGTAGTTTATTTAGACTTAGACGTAATACCCACAAGCGCTCAAAATATTTTTGATAAACATGCTACTCACAAATATGTAGGTGCACATTTTATCGATACTAAGCCTAATTGGGGAGAACGGGTATATGGTGATTGGTGGATTGATACAATTGATTTTGATAAAATGAATATGGTAGTAAAGGCATGTTGCAAAAATGCAATGTTACTATTAGAAGGTATCAGCGGTAATAACCAAATTGCTAACACCGGCGTGTTAGTTGGCAATAAAAACGCTATTGAAGATTTTAGATTAAGTGAAAGATTGGATTATGCAGATACTATTTTTGATGAAGCACTAGCTGATAACATCTATCCAAAAGAAATAGCCTCATCATTCTCTAGGAACAATGAGGTCTATTTTTCTTTTATAAAAGAATTTTATAAAATACCAATTAATCCTATTGGACTAAGTTGGAATTGGATAATTGATAACACATTTTCGACTAAGCATTTAGGCGCAAGTCTTCATCATGTGGTTAATAAAGATTTTTCTAGGTTTGAGGAGTATCTTCCTCAATCTGCATCATAATATAAAAAATATCTTTTAGTGACGATGATTTGCGTAATGAACTTTTAAGTTCTTTATTATTATTATTTTTAACCAAATCAGTTTCAAATAATCTAAGTTTGGTTTTAAAGATAAGTTCTTTTAGTTCTTTATCTTTAATACCTTTTTCTAAGAAGAGAATATCGATAAGCTTATCGACATATTCATAAGAAACAACGTCAACATCTAGAGTAGCTAGTACTCCAGATTTTTGGGCGATTGCTATAACTTGCTCTTCGAATGCACGTTCTGCATTTTGATTATAGCTATATGTCATTTCCATAATATCATCATATGTGAAATGCTCGAGTAAAGCTTTGAATTGCACATCGTTATCATCAGCAGGTAATACATGCAATTTGGCTGAACGACCATGAATATTTTCATCGTCTTCAATAATATGCATTACCTCGATATTTTGACGATCTTCATCAATATAACGGGCGTATTCAATTCCTTCTTCCCAGTGAAAAGCCATTCTTCAATTCCTTTAGTTTGTATAGATTCTTAAATAATATGTATTCTGCGTCACAGCCGAACCATTCGGAAATTCCTGTGCACGATAGTCGTTCGCATTAACGAAGCGCGTTTGATAGTTACCTGAACCATTTAGTTTTGTATCTGTCATACCAGATCCACGAGCATTTCCTGTACCAGATGTAGCAACACGATATTGGATTCGATTACCAGTATCATTAACAGCAGCCCAACGAACCATGTTCTTAAGCATATTGTTTTGTTCTGTATCGGTATATTCTTGCAAGTCATTCGACGATGTCTGTCTTAGCATATTTACAACGGTTGGTGCAGAAGATGCCTGATTAATTCTCATCAAATAGAAATTAGAAATAGTCGTAGGCTGATCAAGAGTTTCAGGAATACCACCAGCCGTATATGCACCCGTGTTAGCACGAGTATCAATAAAGACAGGCGTTGAACTAATTAGTGTATTGCCTGATAGTGATGTTGCCGTGTGAATTCTATACGTACCAGCTTGATCTGTACCAGTTGAACCAGTTGTAAGCTTTGTGATAGCAGGACGAATAAACGTGTCAAGCATATCTGTATGCGTCATTGTTCTTAGATCATCACCATCATAGTAGAATGGAAATGAACCTTCGCCTGCACCTGAAACTGTATCGCCAGATGTAAGTTGTGCTACGGTTGCATTTGTTTGATTGATACGATCATAACTTACTGTTACCGTTGATGGTTCTGCTGTTTCAGCTTCAGTCGCATATCTATCTACGCGAGTAATATATGAACCAGCTTGCAAACGAGTATCACTCATTGCATCAAGATTACCAGAACTGCCAACTTGTGTAAGTGTAACGGATGGATCAGAACCATATTGATAGATTACCATATCAATCATAGCACTAATCTGTGCACCAGTCATTTTTTGCAAATCACCAGACGAATAATAAAGAGGATTTCTAACTGCCATAATTAACTTCCAGGACTATATAATGTTTTCAATGTTGTAGCTGCAGAATCTTTAATCAACAGCGTAGTTGTATTAACAAAATTCACTGACTTAATTGCGCCAGCTTGAATTTTTGAGAAGCCGATAGAGGAATCAGCTAATTTAGCATTCGTTACATTTCCATCAGCAAGTGCTAATGTGTCAACCGCACCAGGTGAAAGATGACTATTTACAATTGAAGCTGCAGCAATATGCCTTTCTACAATTGCATCATTATCTATCATTGCCCCAGTAACTGCTGAATCAATAATGCTAAATGATCCGGCAGATGAATCAAACTCAATAGAAGTAGATGATACGAACATCCCTTTAATTTCGTTTGAGTCATTTAAATTTGTATTTATCAGACCATTAATTTCGTTAATGGCAGCAACAAGACTCGCTGTATCGGATGTCGATAGCGTAGCCAAATCACCAACATTAGTGGCGATTGTATTAGTCTTGTTAACCCAGGTAGAAACTGGATCCGACAGATTAATTGTTGTTACGGCCATTCTTTTCCTCTACTAGTTGTAAGAGCAAATCCTTCATCACGGCTACATCATTTTTTAAAGTTTGCAATTCTTCTTGTTGATCTTTCCAGATTTTTTTTCTATGTCTGGCTTGAGACATCTCATTGCTATTCACATTGATGATTGCGCCTGAAGCTTTACTTCTTACTAAACCAGCTTTTCCTTCTACATTTATGTATTTATCCATTATGTCACCAATGCAATTACTCTCAGATCTTTTACTGTTGGGATCTTAGAAGTATTAGTACTTGTCATTACGAGCTTAACTTGGAACTGAGTGAATGAGTTGAGGTTACCAACTTGTCCACCAGCAAGATATTCGTATTGTCTAAAGCGATCTTTGTTTTCGTCCGCTGGATTGTTTGTTTCTTCGGTGATTTCTACATATGCAACATCATCTAAGGTTTCATCAGATGTCGCAGTCTTAATAAACACCTTAAATCCTGCAGCAGCTGGTCTGTTAGCTGCAAACAAGATCTTCAAACCAACCGCAGGCTCTTCAAGCGTAACTGCTTTTGTGATATGCTTAGCAGCCGCGGTACCTTCAGTAGGATCAGTTTCACCAATCGTTGTGATAGCATGAGAACCACCACTATCAATCGTATTTTCAAACGATGCAATCGACGCACGTTGCAAATCGATAATTGGTGAAACCTTATTATCAGATGTGCCAAGCGTAATTTCCATTGTCATAGATTTTGCACTTGAAATATTTGCTGTTTCGTTTGAATCGCTAAAGATAACTTTAGGTGTCTCATTGAAGTTAAATTCATTTAGTGTAATATCTGTATATGTAGATTGCTTACCAGCTTGAGAGAATACAGTATTTCTTTGATTACCAAACGAAGATCCTTCAGTTTGTTTAATCTTAGCAGAGATAGTTGTATCATCAGGCTGTAAGATTTGAATTTGAGGAACAAAGGCATCATACATAGCATTTTGCGTTGCGATGACACCGTTACCACCAAGTCTTAATGCTGCATTTGCAGATGAATCCATAGTAAATGTATAACCAGTATGGTCGACAGAGGTAATCTGTCTTGAACCCATAATGTCTGTACCGATAACACCTGCATATGTTGTGCTTGAGTCAAGTCCACTAATTGTAACATAATCGTTCTTAGCAAAACCATGACCTTCATGGAATACACGAAGCTTGCTAGGATCTGCAGAATCTGTTAGAAGCGGATTATTCTCAAGTAGACGTTTTTCTGTCTCAGAGTTATTAAGGATAGCTTTACCAGAAGTAGCGAACTGTGCTCTATATAATCTGAACATCAGATCACGTTCTTGATCAGGCGTCCAAGTAATACCATTCTGAGAGATAAACATCGAACCAAGCGTTGGCTGTTTAGTAACACGCTGTTCAGTAGAACCAATCAGGAAGTCATAAGTCTTAGCGACATGCACGTTATATGCAGTTGTATCTGCAAGGAGAACAATCGCATAATCTCTTTGTGGCTCAAGATATACAGGCTCATCAAACTCAAATGTTGTTGGCGTTGCCTGAATAGTAGACAAGCTATTTAAGTTAGATGGAATATTAACATCTTGTGGATTCAAGAACTTAACAGCACCTGGAATCGGAGCAGACGTTGGAATACCATTTTCAACTGGTCTGATTTGCATTTGTACAGGAACACCAAAATTATCTTCTTTTGTAGAGAAGAAAATATCACACTTTGTAATGTAGATACCGTTTGGATCTTCTTGTGCATCAACACGGAATGTTTGTGCTAATGGATCATATTCTTGTACAAAGAACTCAGTCTCAATTCTTGTATTTCTGACTGTTCTTTGACGAGTGTTTAGAATACCAGTTGATTGGAATGTTGTCTGTGCTTTAGAGATAGCATCGTCTGCATTACCAGATGTGACATCCATCAGCTCAACTCTTTGTGCACCTGTTCTAAACTTCAGAGCATTGTTAGATGGAATAATAAATGAACCAACTAACTTACCTGCAGAATCTGATGTCAGAGCCGAAGTACCATTTGGGTGTGCAGTATGATTTGTAAAGATGCTGCCAGGATTATCAGAGCGAGCAGCGAATCTTTCGAATACTGTTTCTTCTCTTGCATAATCTGAAATATCTTGACCACCAAAGAAGAGGAAGTGCTTAGTATCTCTACGCAAACCTTGTACACGGAAGAAGATCTTACGTGCTCTCATGAATGGGATAAACGATACATCGATAACGCGATCAGCAATTGTTTCACGGCGAGATCTTACATCACCACGAACAAGGACTCGAGAACCAGTTGGGTTACCAATCCAGCGATCACGGAATGCAGAAAGTCTTTGGCGAATACGAGCAATTCTACGTGTAGCCAATCTTTCTGTTACTGTTTCACCTTGTACAATGTTATCAGGTGCATAGCGAGTTTCTACCCATTCATCAGAAGAAGGAGATAATTCCATATGACCTTGAGAAACAATCACTGCGAATGGGTTAATATTCTCAGTTTCTGTTGCAAGAGCCTGATTGATCATCATAACATCTGAATCGATAGGCAGATATAAGTTATCACCTTTACGAATTACAGTAGAGTTTGCATCTGCAGAATCGAAGATAAGGCGAGTATTGTGTGCTTCTTGTAATGGCTCAAGTAAACCCGCAAGCTCATCAACACCTGCACGATACTCATCACGACCAACAGCAGAGAATGCAAAGTCTTTAAAGTTATCAACTAAGAAACCAGCTTTTGTTCTTTCGTTACCAGCAGAGTCAAGAACTGTAAGGTTAGAAGTATCAACCTCAAGCAGTGACAGTGTGGTCAATTCTTGTAATGTATCGATACGCTGTTCTAACTCAGCAATATCTGCCATCGTAAATCTCTTGGCAGGAATAAATGCTGTTGTCAAATCTGACTCATTCAACGTGAATGGATTCAGGTTCATATTGTAAAGCGGCATCGATCCTGTCGGAATAGCAGGAAGCTGAGGATCAAGAGAAGATACACCTTGTACTACTTTAACCTGACCGCGCGGAAGGCGTTCACCTTTCTCGTTGAGGAACGTAGCTACAAGGCGATCGGCTCTTGGCATATAATATACGATGTCTGCCGTAAATGTGTCAGTTGACTGAGGCAGAGACTGAATAATTGGATTACCACCAGCACCGTTTGAATCAAAGTTAAATGATAAGATAGATGAATCAGCATTGTCTGCATCTCGTACAGCAACTGGTCTGAAATCAATCACATCTCTCAGCGATACAACTGTACCGTCATTTTGTGTATGTGATGGAACTTTGTCGTATGGTACTGAAGCAGTAGGATATGAAGTGATATCGAAGAAATCACCATTGCCGTGTGTAAAGTACTTGTATCTTACAAAGATGTCACCAGTTGGAATCGTAGAGCCAGCTTTCTTGACAATACGACCAATGCCATAGTAGTTATCTCTTTGACCGTTATCGATGTTGAAGTTAGTCGTGATATCGGCACCATCAGAGTCTTCAATCTTAATTGCTTCGACTTCAAAAATATCAGCCTTATCGAGTGCAAGGAATTCAATGCCTGCACCTGTACCATCGGATTCTACATCACCAGGCCATGCTTTAGTAATTGTTGTATTGTTAAGTGACTTTGTTCTCTTTGATGGAGAACCTTTAGTTACGTATGCCAATACTTCGTATGTCTTACTTGCTACACCAGAACCATCGTTAACGAAGAAGTTTTCTTGTGTACCATCGAGCTGTAGATTAATAGAACCGTCAATGGCACTATCATCAGCCGCAGCAATCCATGCGTTTAGATTCGTAAATGTGAGACCAGCGCCAGCCGCGATATTAGCAGTAGAGTTACCGCTTGTGTTAGTCGTCATCGAATACTTCTTCAAGAAAGTAATAGTATCATGCGTAATACCAGTATTCGTAGGACGTGTTCTCGGCAGAGGCATCAGTAGATCGTTATTGCCAGTATTTTTCAATACGGCAACACCACCTTCGAGTACGACATCGATATAGTCAGATGTGCTAGTACCGAAAGAACGAACTGAGCTGAAGTTTTTGCCAGGTCTCATTTGGATGTCAAAGAGATAGAAGCGAGAATCACCACTATTATCTTCTTCGACGAAACGACAGCGACATGTGCCAAGATCATCGCCACCGAATGTAGCTGCAGATCTTAGTGTTAGTTTTGCCAATGTGTCAATTTCAGGCAAACCTTTAGATGTGCTGTTGCTGCCCATGATATAGTTACCATACTGGACAACAATCGTTTCATTATTAATTGTAATTGTATCTTGTGCTTTTGGTACGTTGATTTTCTTACCGTCTGCATTCAAACGATAACCATCTACATATACAATACCATCACTAATTTCAAGCTCAAGATTCGAATCATTCTTTGAGTTAAACTGTGCATTAAACGGCTTAACGATATAGTTACCAGATTCTTCTTTTGTTCTCAATGCTAATACATCGTTAAGAACATTGTAAGAATTATCTGTACGTGATTCGTCTACGATTTTACCAGAACTTACCTTTGCAAGATATACAAAGTTGTCAGTAGAATCGATTGCGTCACGAGTTGTAAGAGTTAACTTAATTCTATAACGATCGGCACCAGGAGCTGCTAAGTTTGGAGTTGCACCTTGGTTATCGTATAGACCATCATCATCTGTTGCACCAATGATTTCTTCTTCTACTTTAAGGCCAACATCTTTGTTAGCATTTGTAGAATACTTTTCGGCGAAAATAGATTGTTTGGCGCAGAATACAAAGTGACCTTGTACAAAGAAACTACCTTTAGCGATAGAAACTTCTGTGCCTTGACCAACCGCATTCGATGATGCAATTGTCATATCATATGATGAGCCAAGATCTGTATTCTCAAGAACTTGAGATGCACCTACGCGAACGGGTGCAGATGAAGATGTACCAGCAGAAGTAGATACGTATTCTACATATAATGTATCAGGATCAGAACCATCTGCTCTAACCGCTTTGAGAACTTTTACTCTTAGTGCAGGGTCAGGAGATTTTACAGTAAATGTCTTACCAATAATATCGTCAAGATTTACTGGCAGCTGTGAAGCTGCAAGTCTAATATATTCTAGTTTGTTGTTAACTGTTAAGCCACCAGGCTGTACAACCCCGCCATCTACGAAGATGTTAGAACCAAAACGTTGAATCTCGTTTTGGATAATAGTTTGCATCTGCGTAAGTTCGCGAGCTTGCAACGCCTTACCACTATTAAAGAGAATCCGATGAAAATTATCGGAGTCTTTATAGTCGTCCTTATAGGTAGTGGAGAACGTAGTATTGGTAAGTGTTGTTGCCATTCTTTACACCGTAATAATTACTTTAATATCTTCAGTTTGTGTGTTCGAGCGGATAACACGTGCTCTGTTCTCTATGTATAAGACTTCACCAGAGTGATTATCGACCGCAGTGTGTTTATCACCACTATCTACAGTTGCTGAACCAGAACCAGAACCCGTGATTGTTTCTCCATCAGTAAAGTTACCAGCAATATTATTGCTGTTTTGATGGAAGAAAATCTTGTTACCAGAGTTTGAATCGAGTTCGTCAACAAACGCTGTTACACCTGATGTGCCGCCTGTAATTTTTTCATCGACAACAAAGTTTGATGCCGATACTGTACCAGTAATTGTTAAGAATCTTTGTGCTTTAGATGATGTACCTGTATAGCGGTTGCCATCTTGTGCACTATCCATTTCGTCAAGATTTCTTAGCAATAAGATTTGTCTAAAGTCGTTAGTAATATTGAACGTATCGTTCTCAGTACCAGACGGCTTAATGTTAAACATAATCGAAGATGATTTAAGATCTGCTCGAGCGTCGTTACCAATACCTTTTTGAGGTGCAAGGATTGGTCGAAGTGATGCGTTACCAGTTACAGTGGCCGAAGCATAATCATAACCAGAACCCATACCTGCAGATTCGTTATCCATCTCAACCTTTACAATAGCACCACCAGAAATTGTGGCAGTTGCTGTCGCACCGGATCCGTTGCCTTTGAATGTAATAGTAGGAGCAGATGTATAACCTGTACCAGCATCTACAATTTCTACACCAAGAATTGCACCAGGCAATGAGGTGTTTTGAATATTTAACTGCTGTAATTCAAATGCGTTAGCCGAACCAGAATCAATTGTTACATTTTGACATGGAATAAAACCAGAAGAAAGGAATGTATTTGCTCTCGATGCAGATAGCGCATACATTAACTTCCAGCGATAACCATCAGATGTTTCAAAGGCTTGCGTTTCTGCCACACCAGCATCAGTATACGATGGCTTTACAGTAGAAGCATTCGATGTACCAGTTGCAGACTTACCTTGTTGTAAACAGATATAAACTTCGTTATCTTCTGTCATTACATAGTAAGTATTTGATGGAATACCTGTTTGATTATCTTGCCATGGAGAATACGTAGAACCAGATGACCAGTTATATCGTGGAATAACGAACGATGTACCAGTTACTTTCTTTACAGATTGTAGGTTATTACGTGCTTCTCTTTCTTCTTGAAGTGTGCGAACAGGTGTAGCAACAGTATCCGAGCTATCATAGGTATCAGCCTTACCGATACCGATATAATACTCATGACTGTCAGAAGTGCTTGTCGCTTCGTTGAAAATAAATTCAGCGAACTTTAGTTTCAGTGGATCAGTTACAATTGCTACCATGACTTACCTCTTATACTACCGTACAGACGCTTTGGTTACCGATAAGGAACCAATTTGCTCCGTCCCATACACACTGAGCGGCTTCGTTCTGTGCGATTGCAAAAGATGAACCAGCCGAGAAGTTAGCAGGAGTAACTGTTGCCAGACCAGCACCTTTGTTCGTAAAGATTTTGTATTCACCCGTTGTTGTACCATCAGCGAGAGAGATTGCCAATGCTGTCGCTTTATTACAGATGATGTAAGTAGCGTTAGCAGAAGCTGCACCGTTTGCAGTAATCTCAGAAGATGTGTATGCTGCTTTACGAATCTCAACCGAACCAGTACCTTTTGAATTCACTGTCATATTGATATTCGCATCAGTACCAATTACTGAAAGAACAGGAGCATTTGTTGTTGCCGCATTTGCAATATTGATTTGGTTAATCGCAGTTGAATTAGATGTAAAGCTAATTAACTCGCTACCATTTGAATCGTTGATCGCAGCACCAATTTTTGGTGAATTAATTTGTGGAGCTTGAATAGTCTTATTACTTAATGTCTGTGTAGCATCATTAAGCGTAACAATACCAGCTGCATCAGGTAATTGAATTTGTCTATCGGCTGTAGCATCTACTACTGTCAGACGAGTTTCAAATGCATCGATAGAAGCGCCTTCGAATACAATTGCACTATCTTCAAGTGAGATTTGGGATGAAAGGTTATCAGAGTCTCCGCCACCCAGCATACGGTAAATTTCAACGAAGGTATCATTGATCTTAGTACCTGCACTGCGCAGTGTATCACCAGTACCATCATTGGCGGAGGCGCCGACACCAATGTTTTGTCTTGCCATTTTTTAATTCCTCTGTAAAATAAGGTTTACTTTATTTATATCTAGTTTCCAGCACCACCATCATCAAATGTCTCTGTGATATCATCGAATGTGATATTAGTGTTAGACATAAAGAATCGAGTTAATGTTGGTAAATCTCTTCTGTAGAGATCGTTGTCCATAGTTTCGGCAGCCAGTGAGAAGTCTGGACGGCCAGTTGTATCGCTGTCGTCGAATGTGAAAGAGTTTGGATCGACAAGAGCTGTAATCGTTGGGTAGAATTTCGAGATCTCATTTGCTGTAAGAGCCTGGAAGTCGGATACTGGTTGATCGACAGTAACACGATATCTTTCTTCATCTGCGCCAGAATCGAGGAACGCGGTAAGTTCGCTGAACGGTGTAGAGAAGATAACATTTGCTTCAGACGCAAGAGTAGAAATACCAGCTGCTGAATCGAGAGGATTTAGACCTTGACCTGAAAGTGTTAACGCACCTTCTTCAACAGATGTAACCTCACCAGCAAAGTGAAATCCTGCAGGATGTACAAACTTTTTATAAAGTGTTTCGTAGTCTTGTGTAGAAATACCAACTTTAAGCAATACAGAAAAAATCTGATAGATCCCGTTATTCTGAATAAACTTTTGCGAATCAAATCCAATTTGAGATTCGCCAACCGTAAAGATGTCTTTCTTCGGATATTCGACCGTAACTTCTTCATTAAAGAATCCGCGGAAGAAACCTTCGGCCGATACAATAGAACCTTTTGATCTATAGAATCCACCAAGTAATTTAGCCATAAGTCTTGGTTGATGGAAGAATGTAGAAACCTGCAATCCATCACCGATTTCTTTTACTAATTCGTCAAGAAATTCTGTCTTCGTTTCGGCAGTATCACGAGCATATACAATCTCTTTAATTGTATCGGAAAATGCCTGAGATCCATCGGAATCCAAAAAATCATAATACTCATCAAGTAATTTGATAAGTTTAGAATTATCATTTTCATAATATTGAGGTAATACTTCACCAGTTTTGGACGTGGTAAGTACTAGATCTCGTCTTCCGTTGGATGTAAAATGTTTAGGCATTATGTGCTCAATGTAACCGCTGTGTTCTGGAAGTCAGTAACGCCGTTTGCAGACGACTTAGAAGTATCAACCTTCAGAATATAATTTCTTAATGGCTTGATTGTATTTTCATCGGCAGGTGTTACCGATACTTTAATATTTTCACCCTCGAATGCACTTACATTCAACCCAACAAAACTAATAACACCTGTCGCAGGATTATACGATCCAATGTTATCTCTAATTACATCATTTGTTTCTGCATTGATTAGCTCAAGTTTCGTACTCTTTAGCGTGTTTCTAATAAAACACTTCTGAGCCAGCATAGTGAAGTTAGTCGTAGTCACTCGATAATTTACATCATCTGCTGTAGCCAATGTGACAGGGAAATTAACATCTGCGTTTGTGTTTGAATTAAGAGTAGGCTTAAATCTTTGTTGTACTTTAATCGATTGCTGTGTATTCAAAATCGCAGGAGAAAGTGCATCAATTTTTGTAAGCAATTGAGATTTTCTAAAGATTGCACCAAACTTATTAAGGTTATCTGTAAAGAAGTTGTTTACAGTATTTTGGGCATTTGTCTGTGTAGTATCAACCGTATCGCCCGTCAAATCTGGATCAAAGTTAAATGTTGTAGCAATCTCAAGGAATGTATCGAGAGGATCAGAAAATATTGTATCGATTGACATGATACCAAGGTTATTTGCTAAATTTGATTTAATTGAATCTTTTACGGTAGTCTGTGTAGCAGCTGTAACACCTGTTTTGAACTTCAATGCGACGTATACATTACCATATGTAGCAGGAACATTATCGTTACCACCCCATGCAATCACATCTTCTACTGTCGATGAGTATCTTTGTAGGATCAAAGCTTTATAATCTTCAGCTGTTACCAGACGCTGTTGAGTAGCAAAGGCAACAGGTGCATTCGCCTTAATAGACGAGATTGTTTCTTTGTCTGCGCCACCACCAGAGTTAGCAACTTTTGTGGTAGTCAGTGTATATTGTACGCCACCAACTGTAACTTTATTATCAGCCACAAATGATGTAGCATTATTAGCTACTGCACCTTTTACTTGAAGATATGTTACTTCGATTTTATTGCCAGCAACTGGCGATTTACCAAGAACATTACCATCAGAGAATGTCAGTTCGAAATAGCCATTTGGTACTTCACGCACAATGAATACTGTCGAAGTAGTATTGATTCGAACTTGCTTTTGAATATCTGTGTATGTTGTAAATGTTGAACTAGTTGTAGTATCGTAAACTTTTACAACAATCGTAGATGTGTCGATATTTTCATCAGGAATCACATAGACCTGATTATCTGCTGTATCACCCACAATAAAGTTTTTAGTTTTAAGCGAACCTTCTTTAATAATAATATTGTCACTACCTGCCGTAGTTTTAAATGTAAAGTTACCACTACCATCATTTGATGCAGTATAAGCTTCGGTAGTTTGGAATGTATAAGATACGTCATCAACATTAGCGGTAAATGAAGAATATGCAGGAAGAGTTGCTGACACAGTGGTTGTATCAGAGGTTGCAGCTTTTAGCGTAACAGTTGCCGTAGAACCTGTTTTAGAACGAGGATAATAACCAAGCGTTTCGGCATGAGATACTGCAGAAGATCTTAATTGTGCCGAACTTAAAAACGATTCATTAATAGCCATATTTGCAATGAGGCCGTTAATGTGCGTATTATATGCCAATACGTCGAGAATATTTGATAAGCCTGAAGCCTCAAAATCATAATCGGCAAACTCAGAACTTTGCTTTAAATACGTTTTTAAATTGGTCTTGATATTGTCAAAATCAAGATCAGATGATTTAATGACTGCCATTATCTCAACCTCGTTAATGAAACATTTAAGTCTACTACTTCGAACGTGCTTACTACTTGAAATCTAACAGTAATAGCAACACTATTTTGATCAGGATTTAATTTAGCTTTGGCACCCATAAACAAGGCACGTGGTTCATAGTTAGCAATAGTTGTGCCAATTTGGTCAACGATTTCTGACTCGTCAAATTCTGTATCTAAATCAAATAAAAATCTATTTAAATCACCACCAAAAAGTGGCTGAAATGGTTTTTCTCCATTATTAGTTAATAGTAAATTCTTTACGGCTTGCTTTACAGATGCCGCATCAGATTTTTTAAATACATCTCCACTCGACTTTTTCGCAAATGTCAAGTCTACGTCAGAATATGCTACCTTTCTTGACGTAATAATGGGAGCTGTATTTAGATTCCCGTCTTCTTGTGAAAATACTCTTGCCATGCTCTTATTTATACCACTTATGTGACCTGATCACCCGCTCCAACCGAAGATAATGTTGCACCTGTTGCCTCTGGAGGTGCTGTATCTCCGTCTTCACAAGATATTGCTCTGCGTATAGTTCTGATACCCCATCCTTTGGCATCGTTTCTACGCTGAAATGTTTTTACGTTTAGACTATTACTTTGATTTCCGCCTAGTACTTCGATAGTAGAAGACGTATATCCACCGGTTGCAAAGCCAACATGACCATAACCAGAATTTCTGCCTTTACGATAAAATACAATGATGTCACCTTTCTGCATATCTTCAATTTGTACTTCTTTACCATAACCACGATATGCTTGTGATGATGCTGTCTGAATAAATTCATTGCCGCTTCGTTTTAATACTGCACCAACAAAAACTGCACACCATGCAGTTTCATCGGCATATGCAGAACCTTGATATCCAATCTCGTCCCATAATGCAGTAATATTTGGATTCGAACCTGTTTCTCTCCATGCGGCATCACCTAAAGACAATGCTTCGGCTGCCACATCATAGGGATTTCTTTGTGGAATCTCACCGCATTGAGGTGTTGGCTCTGATTCTGTAGCAGGATCTTGTTGTTCTGAATTACGTGGATGTTCTGGTGGAACTTCTGCTACAGTTAGTTTAGGTAAGATACGAGTAGGATATGTGACAGCAGGAGAATTATAGACTTCGTTCTCACCAAACGAGAGCGCTTTACCATCACCAGCAATTACATTACTTGAACCACCTGCAGATGAATTTGGTACCCATGATGCATGACCACCCGTTGCATCACCTTTACGGTGCACATTTTTTCCATTGACTACAACTTTGGCAGAACCTGCAACGGCAGGATCACCACACGAGGTAGCATCACCAACACGAACTGCACTTGCATCATTGACTATCACATTGCCTGATCCAGCAGCATAAGCAGTCTTATGAAATGGATTAGGTGTTGGACTTGCATGCCCTACATGTGAATCTGTTCCCTTACGTGTTACACCTGGCATATTAGTTCAAGAAGATCTTGCCTCCAGTTGTGACTGTCTGATCTTTACCAACAGTGACAGTTTCATTTCCTGTCACGGTCTGAGTCATGTTACCACCAACTGTAATCTTAAGATCCTTACCAACTTTGATTTCCATATTCTCTGTTACTTCTAACTTATCATTACCGGTTACAGTACGAAATCCATTCTTATGATGGGTCACAACATCACCGTTTGGATGCATTTCTATATGTGTACCTGATCTATGATAGATGTGAATACGTTCTGCGTCTTCTGTATCGTCTAATTCAATTACGTGGCCACTTGGGGTTCGATGCACTGCATTGTTTGGATAGACTGCAGCATATGGGTCATCTGGTTCCCCAATGTTTGAATTTGGTTTTTTAGTAATGGTGAGTGAATTTTTTCCATCATCGCCGCCACGAATTCGCTGATCCGTACTTCTGCCTCCGGCAGATGATTCTTCAAGTTTTGGCAAGCTTCCAAGAATGAGTGGGAGTTGGCTGTTGGCTCCATCGAGGAAGATGCCAAATACGCGTGCATTTGGTTGAATGCCTGTAATATTTCCAAGTCCATTTGTACCTCCTTCTGTAATTGGTACTATAGTTTGGGCCCATGGTAAACCGTCATCAGGAATTTCCTGGGTATTATCGGTATGAATACCATGAATCCTTACACGAATACGGCCTAACTGCATCGGATCTTCGATACTTACTACTTTACCGATAAACCAACGAGTTTGATCTCCATAAAAATCTTGATATTGTTCGGGTGTCATGCGCTATATCCATTTATCTTTACACCGTTAAGTGTAAGTACATATGCTTCTTTTGAGAAACTATGTTTTGCATTGTAAATCAAATAATCACCGCTCAATCTTTCATCGACGTGGTGTGTCTCATGGCCAGGTGATGTCGAAGGAATAATAAGTTGTAGTAATGTACCAATAGTAGAATGCTTATTACCATCAATAAAATCTACACCATCTACAACAAACGATAATGAGTTTGATTTAAGAAAATTATCCATAGATCTTGAGCTAATCTTAGTTTTATATTCTGCCAAACTACGAGATTCACCAAGAGACAAATCGAAATCTTCGGCATCACTTTCACGATATGCATATGCACCACCGATTTGTGAAATCAAGCGCGCGCGATGTTGATTAAAAGATTTGTTTTCGTATTCGTATCTTGAAGAATAATTAGGTTCTTTAATCAAATCATAATCATTTTTTAATCTATCGAACATATCTATTTTTACATCGAATTCAAATTCATTAACAGATTCGTCAGCAGCATCGATATATTGATAGTTAGATCCTACGATACCTTTTCTAATTTTAGTCAACATATCATCGGCTTCGGCCAAAGAAAATGCTTTGATATTTCTTTTTTTACCAAACGAAGCTGCTTCTTGTTCTGCAAATGAGCCATATGCAAATGGATCATCGGGATTGATTGGACCTGCAGTAAGCATCGTCTCTAAATCCATCATAAACAATTCTTCTTTAGCAAATGTAGAGAACAAATAGAAAGGGAAAAATCCTTCAGTAGTTTGTGCTCTATGACAAAGCCAAGTCAATGCATCAAGCGGATGCATATTTGGTACGATTAATTTATAATTCTCTCGAGAAGATACAGACGATTCTAAAGTTTTATTCAAAAAATTATCAGAAATCTTTGTAGCGATATCTGTTATTTTACCTTGATAAAAGCGATTGATATTTTGTAAGCTAGAATGATAATATACATCTTCGATAAGTTCGATTACCAATACTGATGTATCATCTTGTACTTTAATATTATTTGTAATTCTATCGATATAAAATACTTTTGTAATTGGTTTAACATCAACACCAGTTTCACCTTGCTCGCCTCTTAAACTTTCGATGGTGATTTGCATTCTTTCACCACCAAGAATGCCACCATCCTCATACAAAAACTCATTATCCATAAGTAAAAGACGGCCAGTCAAATATGGTTTATCCATACTTTCGTAGATGTCTAAATCAGTCACATTGTTCTTTAACTCGATATCATTACCAAGTCTTTCAGAAATCAATAGTACTTCTTTAAGTTGATAGTCTGAGGTATTCATTAACCTTCAATCGCTCTCTTAAATGAATCAGCTACGTCTACAATAATTTCGTTTCTAATAACACGAATTTGCTTCATCACGTTATTTTGTTTGATTAGCTCATCGAGAAACGTAACTTCTGTTAGTTGTGCGCCTGGTCCAACAGTCGGATCGATATCAACAACCTCTTTATCTGCATTCTCGTAATGATGCGCGGCATTGTATTGCAGTTCGGTAGAATGCAACGAAATAGTTTCTAATGTACCATCACTCTTTGTCGACTGAATCGATTCGCCAGCAGTAAATGTGCCAACCACATCATCGATAAACAATTGGCCTAAATCTAAATTTCTATGAATAATTTTACCAGTAGCACCAGAACCGAGACCAGTTACAGTTTGATTTACTTTAAATCGATCTGTTAGTTTTGTTCTTGTAGTAAGCACACGATAGTGATAATCTTTTTTGGCTTTCTCAAATGCGGCACCATCGGAAAGCGGCCAACCTCTTTCACGCAAATGTTCATTCATCAGATAAAATGTCCAATGATAAATCGGTGTGCCATACAATTCTGTTGATACCTGATCAGGTCTTTGATCTGGTCTGATATAATAATTTTGATATGCAGTTACAGCATCACGAATTTGATCAACTGTGTCAGCATATACGGCAATATTTTCAAATCCAACTGGATCTGTTTCTTCACCAAAATTGTATAATACCCGAGGGAATGGAGCAAAATAATTAGACATTTAAAATCCTGTCGCGCCTGGTCTTACACCTTGTACATTCTCTTTAGAATATTTTTCAGAAGCAGGTGTCTGCAATTCATGATCAAACAATATTGGATTATGTTGATTGACCACATCTGTTCTGCTAAGAGCTTTGTATTCAGTGAATGTTAAATTGATATCTGTTTCTGTTGGTGATCCATCTTCATGTAACACTGGAGACTGTGGATTGTAAACAGTAGAAATAGATTTAAGATAACATAATTTAATCGGTGTACCAATATCTACTTCACCATTTGCACCTTTTGCTTTCAATGCAATTTTAAACATATTAGGATAGTTGTATGCCAAAGAAAAGTTTTTAGTTTTACCAATTTCTTCTGGATATGCATGGTATCTAAAGAAGTTTACAATGTTTTTAATCTCTTGAGCTTCTTGTGCAGATGTTGGAATAAATTTAAATTGAAAGTTAAATTCTCTTACCGCAACACCGTTAAACATCGTACGAATATTTGGATTCATAGCAACACGAGCTGTTACCTGTACTGCTGATTTTACTTCTTGAGGAACGACAAGCGGAATAGCCGTAATACCTCTTACTGCTGCAAGTCTTGCGGCTTCACCACTAGCAGCTGCACCTGTAAAGAAATCTAATACAGATTGTCCTGTTTGCATAGCATTTTCTAATGTAGCACCTAATACGCTTTCACCAGAATTAAGAGCACCAGCAGCTGCAGCACCAATATTATTTAGGTTTGCTTGTTGATAACCAAAGCCATCGTTTACTTGAAAAGATACCGGTAAATATAGATTACATATTTCACCAGCAATGCGATGAAATTTAGTAGATTGTACACCACCTTGGAATCCAGATCCTTGATTGTCTTTTTCTAATTGCGCTGATGCTGCACTTGCTAAAGCTCTATCACCGCTTGCGCCGAGCTCGGCAATTTCTGCACGTCTTTGCTCATATTCTTTTTTAGATAGAAAACGGGCAGTAATAGATGGCGCTTCAACATGAATTGCTTGAAACGAAATGCGAGAACCTTTTTGTTTACTATCAAGATCTATAGGAAATTTATAATTCCCTCTTCCGCTTTTACCCATAGTCATGTTTTTATCCTTATAGATATAAAGTAATTTGGAACTATTTATATACAAAATGGCATATTCTGGACGATACACTGTACTCAATCCGAAGAAGTACAAAGGCGATCATACGAACGTAATCTTCCGTTCTCTGTGGGAACGGGACACGTTTAAGTGGTGCGATTCTAACCCGAAAGTAAAAGCATGGTCTTCAGAAGAGATCGTGATACCATACCTCTATGAAGTTGACAAACGCTATCACCGCTATTATCCCGACCTCAAAATTGTCTTTGAAGACAAAACAATCCTCGTCGAAATCAAACCCAAAAAAGAAACAGAACCACCAAAAGGCGCAAGAAAAACCAAACAGTATATCAACGAAGGCTTGACTTATGTCAAGAATATGAATAAGTGGGAAGCTGCTAATAGTTTTTGCAAAGACCGTAAGTGGGAGTTTCAGATTTGGACCGAAGAAACATTGTATTCTATGGGTATTATGACTAAGCCATTGAAGAAGGTACCAGGTAAACTCAAGCCTCTCAAGCCATATCGCAAAAAGCGTAGAAAATAATTATAAATAGTCTCATGGCTGGAGAAAGTTTATTTAGAGAACTCGAGATTGAAGCATTCCGCGCTGGGATCACACCGCGGACAAAGCAGTCTATTGAGTGGTTTAGAACAAAAGCGAGAGAGATGTATCGTGGTCGTGTGGTCAAAAGCCGCAATGAGATTATGAAAGATCCATCGCTTGAATTACGTAACAAACCTATTACGACCGGTGGTCCTGTAGGTAATATGTATATGTACTTCTATGACCCTAAACATAAAGAAACTCTACCATATTATGATGGCTTTCCACTCATCATCATGATGGGTCCTGCACCTGGTGGATTCTATGGTTTAAATCTACATTATCTACCACAGGTTATGAGAGCTCGTGTACTCGATGCAGTATTAGCACAAGAAGGTGCAATACCAAAGAAGTTTATCGCTCCAGCAATGAAACACTATTTGTTTAAACATGTTAGAAGTAGATTTGCTTTGGTTGATAAACCTGAATGGGAGATTGCAACATTCCTTCCGACAGCAGATTGGAATAAAGCAAGTGCTAATCAGGTCTATAGAGATACAAGGAAAATGGTATGAGTACAATTTCTGAGCTTAAAACATCTATTACGTTTGGCGGTGGCTTAGCTCGTACCAATCGGTTTAAGGTAACATTGCCTTCTCTTGGCGGTGGAGGTATCGCAGGTTTTCTTGGTCAAAGAAATATGGATATTCTTTGTCGATCTGCTACATTACCAGGCAAACAGATCACCACAGTTGATAGACGTATTGGTATGGAATTCGAAAAGGTTGCATATGGTTATGCAATCGATGATGTATCGATTACCTTTATGGAAACAGGTACATATCCAATTCGAAAGTATTTTGATACGTGGAGATCTCTTATTATCGACGAAGAAACAGAAACGGCAAAATACAAAAAAGATTACGCAAAAGATGTACAGATCCATCAGCTCGCAATGCCACTACCAATTGGTGCAATTGCAAGTAGAGTTGGCGGAATTGATATAGCACAATCAGTGTACGTAGTAAATCTGATTGATGCATTTCCTACTACGATTAATTCGGTTGAATTTAACAATGAACAGGATGCATATGTAGAGACGACAGTTCAGTTGTCTTATACAAATTGGGAGACAGCCAAAGGCGGGTTGTCGTTTGGTTTTAATTTTTAGGAGTAAATTATGGCTTTACCAAAACTGAGTGGTGCCGTACCAAAGTACGACGTCACTATCCCTTCGACTGGCGAAGAAACACGGTTTCGACCGTTCTTAGTCAAAGAAGAGAAGGTACTGTTAATTGCATTGGAATCTGAAGAGCCAAAGCAAATTTCACATGCAGTACTTGATATTATTAAATCTTGCATTGAAGAAGGATTTGATACAACAAAATTAACTGGCGCTGATGTAGAATATTTGTTCTTGAAGATCAGATCAAAAAGTGTCGGTGAAACAATTGATTTGTCATATAAGTGTTATAACTGTGATACAGCAAATGATGTGCAAATTGCAATTGACGATATCGAAATGAATGGCGTATATCCAAAAAAGACATTAGAATTGACGGATAGCATTCATATTGAAATGGCAGTGCCAAAGTTTGTCGATATGCAAAACATCGATTTATCAGAAGCAGCGACTGCGACTGATGCAATCTTTGCACTTATCAAAGAAGCATGTATCTCTGTCGTAACCGATGATGAACGCATTATGGTAAAAGAAGAATCATTAGAAGAGTTTACAGAGTTTCTTGAGTCTATGTCTGCAGAGCAGTTTGGAAAGATTCGTGGATATGTCGAAGGTTTACCTAAGCTGACACATAATCTCAAGTTTACATGTACTAATTGTGGAACGGAGAACGAAACTAAACTTGAAGGACTGCAAAGTTTTTTCTCATAGGTCTATCTCACAGTAATTTACAGGTGTATTATCAGACCAATTTTGATTTAATGCAACATCATAAGTACTCTCTCGATGAGATAGACAGCATGATACCTTGGGAAAAAGACGTATATGTTAGTATGTTAATTAGTTTCTTAAAAGAAGAGAAAGTAAAGGCCGAACAATGGCAACACTCGCAGAAGTAATCGATGAGTTAAAACAAGGGACAGATGCTACACACGATGTAGCTCATGAGGTCTCTCAACTCAATGCGTCTTTCATTGCTTTCTTTAAAGACTCTAAAGGCAAAAAGCTTGACGACTTAGAAAAAGAGAGAGAAAGAAAACAAGGACGAGGTGTTAAGCCTCAGACTCCCACCCCGGCCGGCGGGTCAGGCGCGGGAGGCGGTGGTCCTTTAAGTAGATTACTTGGCGGGTTTGGTTTAGGCGGAGCAGGTATCGGCATCGGTGCAGCTGGAGCTGGACTCGGTGCATTCTTTATGGGTTTGGCAGGTGCCGAATCTATTATGGCAAAATTTGGTAGTGGCGATAATCTTAAAAATCTATTAACAAATCTAGCAGAAGGTTTAGCAGCATTTAGCACTCGAGATCTTGTGGCTCTTGGTGCTTTACTTGGTACAGGTGCATTATTTGGCGCTGTTCCAGGCTTGAGTGGAGTTGGAGCTGGTATTGGTATCGGTGCTATGGGTGTGGGTATCGCCGCATTCTTCTCAGCATTTGCGGCTGGTGATATGGCTATTGAGGCTATGCAGGCCAGCGGTGAATCAATTAAGCAAATTATTATTAGTTTTGCGGATGCTTTAGGCGCACTTGACGATGATAGTTTATTAGCAATAGGTTCATTATTTGGTGCTTCTGCGGCATTCGGTGCATTATTTGGACCTAAGGCTATGGCCAAAGGTGCATTTGGTCTTGCATCTATTGGTGCCGGTATTGGGTTATTCTTTAGTGGTTTTGCAGTTGGTGATAAAACCATTGCAATGATGCAGGCCGATGGTGAAGCGATTAAACCTATCATCGACGTATTTGTAGGATTATTAGATTCACTTAATAGAGACGGCACACTAGAATCATTTGGTGCTCTTTTAGGTGCATCAGCTATTATTGGCATGTTTGGTCCAGCAACTGCAGCTGGTGCAACTGTTGGTCTTGCAGCGGTTGGTACAGGTATAGGATTATTCTTTGCAGGTATTGCAGCTGGCGATGCAGGTATTCAAGCAATTTCAAAACTAACAGGATCTGAACCAGGTAAAGGGTTCGGTGACATGTTAAAGAATGTGTCTGAAGGACTTAAATCTTTCAGCGGTCTTACATTCGATGAAAATCTTGGTCCTGCATTAGATGGTATTTCTTCTGCACTCATGTCATTCTTTGGATCTCAATTGCTTCAGCAAGGAAGCGATTTAATAGGTCCAGTTAGAGACGCGTTTCTCGGAATTGTAGATTTCTTTTTTGGAACAAATTATAGAAAAGATGCACAAAAAGGTCCTATCGAAGAATTAATCGAATCTTTAGAACCTATTAAAGATTTAGATCCTAAATTAATTGACAATATGACAATATTGCCAGTTAAACTGCAAGAAATGACTAATGCTTTTAAAGGATTAGGCGAAATCGATATAGAAAATTTTGGTAAAGGTATAGAAAGCACAGTAAGAGGAATATCATTTGCGTCTGAAGCAATGATAGGTCTACAAACTGGTAAAGGTAGAGACGGCGAAAATCGCATCGATGCTAAAGATTATTTTGGCAAAACTGGTGCTAGAAGATATATTTATTTCCCAGAAGGCGGCATCGATGCTGCAATTCAAGATGTCGACATTGAAGGATTAAAGGCAAGTGTTGGTAAAGTATACGAAGGATTAGGTATCAATCAACTCAATGAAGCACGAAGCGCAGTAGCAGCTATTAATAGAGAAGCTACTGCAGCTGCATCAGCCATGAATGTAGTTAATGCACCTACCGATAATAGATCAAGCGTAACTACTTCAAATACTGTTCTTAATTCTGGTCAAGTATCTGCTATTAATCCAGCAGGCAGATAAAGAAAAGGGGAGCCGAAGCTCCCCAATTCCCGACTACCGAAGTAGTCTCTCCTTTCTAGTTACACCAACTTTCGTCCGAATCTTATTCAGCGACAAGGCTTTATGGGTTGGTTAACCTTCATTCGCCAAGCGAGAGAAGTATGACATAGTGTCATCATCTTCCGCTTGAGGAATCTCTTCAACAGATGGCATCGGAGCTGGAGCCGCAGGCTCGTTCATAACTCGTTCTTGTGCCATAGTTGGAGCACCTACGCTCGCTTCTTCTCCAAGAACACGTGCGAGTTTTGCTTTGAGCTCATCGTACGTTTTGTAGTTCTTTGGATCGGTGAACTCACTGAGGTCATGTAGTTGGTTATAGGTTGCTTCCAACTTGGATTCGTCTGCATCAAAGAGCGCAGATGGGCTTGCAAACTCGGACTTATCATAATTACGGTATCCTTCAACATTACGAATTTTTAGCTTAAAGTCTGCGCCTTCCCAAAAGTCAAATGGATTTACAGGCTCTTCATCTTGGAACTGAGGTTGCATCAGGTCCATAATCTTATCGAAGATTTTCTTACCAAACTTGTAAAGGAATACTTTACCTTCGTTTGCAGGATTAGATGGATCTGAAACAACAAGAACATTAGTTACATAATGCAAGCGACGCTTTTGTGTACGTGCCTTTTCTTTGTCGTCTTCGATACCACTATTCCACAAGCGAGAGTTAAGTTCACCAACTGGATCAGGTTGACCAATAGAAGTCAGGCTATTTTCGATGTACCACAAACCAGTTGGGCCTTTGAAGCCATGGTCCCAATAACGGACCCACGGAAGTTCTTGACCTTCAGTTGCAGGGAGGAATCGAAGTACGGCATAACCGTTGCCAGCTTTATCGACAGTTGGCTTCCAAATCCGTTCATCAGCATATGACTTCTTTTCGCCACCACCGCTGGTAGCTTCTGCTGCTTGAATGAGTTTGGAGATTTGATCGCGATTGCGTTTTAGATTTTCGAATGACATATATTACCTCGTATATCTGAAATATTAACTGTAGTATTATACCAAGTTCATGCGTCTTGGTACATGCTTTATTTATACCTTTATTCAGCAAAAGCCGAATCAAGAGTATTGCCTTTCGGCAAGAAGTTGAGGTTCATAGCCTCAGCTTCGATCTTGTCCTTGATGACAGGAGAGATAAACTTCTTGACATCTTCGGGTTCGATTTGGTTTTTCTCACATACATGAAGAACAGCCTCCATATATGGGATACGTAATTCTGTAACAGTTGACTCAATGAGCTTTGTAAATTTACTCTTAGTCAAAAATTGGTTTTCAATTGGTCCTACACCTGCAGTCATTATTTTGCCTCCGCTCTCAGTAATACTGTATCTTCATTGATACGGCCATTTGGTATAGATGGCTTTGTCTTAATGCCATCAAGGATTTTCGTAAACTGCTTTGGTGTCTTAGTCGATACCATTGGAAGTATATCCATCGGTTTACGAAGTGTAAGTGTACGAGAGATCTCTTTGTCAAAGTTTTGAATAGTAGTACCTTTGATAATGAAACCTTTCGGATCGCTGGTTACATATTCTGTCAATCTACGATATTTGACATTGAATACGATCAAGCGCATCTTTCCAATTACTTGAGCTGGATTGATAGACACAATCTTGAAGTCTTTATCGTCTTTACGATACTTGACTTTAGCGACTTGTTTATCAATCGACTGAGGCTTCTTAACACGAATAGTACGTGTAGCTTTAGCAGCACTCTTAATTCTGTCAAGATCTGCAAGCATAGCATTGCATTCTTTGATGCGGCGATTGAGTTCTGGTCGTTTCAGATGTGAATAGCCCTCGACGGCTTGATCACAACGCTTATGGTAAGCATCTTCATAATCTAACAACCAGCCCTCAATCACCTTACGTACTGGGATGGTGGCGGATCCACTCAACCCATGTTTACGGAAAAGACCGTAAACGTCAATAGAGGCTTTATCTCCCTCGATCCACTTATCTTCAAGTTCAAGAAGATCTTGCATGATAGTGTTCGAGATCTTTTGTTGCAGACGTTGCTGAGGAGAGAGACTGACTACCTTATCGGAGTCTTGCTTCGCCTGCAACTTCTCATAATATAAGTCTTTGCCTGATTCGACAAGCTCAGACTGCCTCTTCACCATTGCCTGTTTCCAGTACAATGATCTCTCACATTCTTCCATTCCAGCATTATACCAAAAGGCAGTAGCAGCATGATAGTAGCTACTCATCACCTTCCATTCTGGATTGGCAAGAATAAACTTTGCTTCAGACTTGCTGAAGTTATTCTTAATAAAGGTCTTGATCTGATCAACTGCATCTTTACGAGACACTTCATTCTGAAAATAAATTTGTGTTACTTCGAAGCCCTTATCTACAGGTACGCCAGCCATACCAGTACGGCGGCGGATAGGGACATTTTTCTTTTTACGTTTAGCGAGTGGCATGGAACTCTCTCCTTTTCCAATTTTCTATCCTATTCTACCACATTATGCAGGCGTTGTACATGCCTAAAATGCACTTTTTTCAAAAAAAATGGTCGGAGATGTAGGATTCGAACCTACGACCCCTTGGTCCCAAACCAAGTGCGCTACCAGACTGCGCTAATCTCCGTTATGGTGCCTCCGGCGAGACTCGAACTCGCACGGCCAAAGCCGACGGATTTTAAGTCCGTTGTGTCTACCTATTCCACCACAGAGGCATATTCGTAATTAATACTCGTATCATTCACAGAGATAATCTCTGCACCATTTCTCGTATGGAATTTGTAAGCCATATTTGTTTGAGGGCTAAGAGTTACAAATCTCTCAATAAGTGGCAAGTTTTCTTTGATCCATTCTACCGTCTCAAAAATAATCTCACGACCTGCACCTTTGTTATATGACCATACTGTGTAGAACATTGCGATTGCACCAGGTGAGATAAGTTCTTCCTCTGTAGTTGCAACCTTATCTGTAAAGGCAACGCATACGACTGCTCTTACATTATATCCGTCCTCGTCCATAAGAGCAAATGCCTTACGGTTCTCCGTTGTTCTAAATTCTGCGGATAGATGTGGTCGGACTGGATCATCCTTAAAAAGATTAAATTCGCTATCGATAATTTTGATCATATAGTAATGGTGCTGGTTGAGAGACTCGAACTCCCGACCTGATGATTACAAATCAACTGCTCTACCAACTGAGCTAAACCAGCAATCCCTTATTTTTCTAGTCGAAACAAAATGTATTTATTACCATTGCCACCTTCTGCTACAAGAGCAGGTGTGCCTGATGGTTCTTGTACACCAACATAATTCCATTCGTAACCAGCTTCTTGCTGTGCTACAGAAGTTTCAATAAATTCGGCATTATCTGCACTAAACAGCATCATACCAACTACGACGAGTAAACCCATAATTATTCTCCAAAGGTTTGGCCTCTGCGGGAGGATTCGAACCCCCGACCCACGGCTTAGAAGGCCGTTGCTCTATCCAGCTGAGCTACGCAGAGAAATGTAAATACGTAGACAAAAAGTATTTAGGCTTTTTACCAACAAGTCCAGTATGAGGAAACATCCACTGTGGAGGGAAGATGACCATTGTACCTGTTTCTGCCTTTATCGTTTTGTCAAAGAACTTAGTTCCTCCACTATCATTTAAATACACAAACGCCGAAAGGAATCGTTTAGACGATTGTCTATCAGCAGCATCAATATGTTCACGGAAATAACCATCGATTGGATATTTCTTAATTCTCAGCTGTTCGAGTTCTACAGCCTCAGGCAGATATTTCTGCCCTCGACTGTTGAGCCATTTACGGTAACCGTCAAAATGATTTAGAAAATTTTGTACGGCTGCCATAGTTGGCGGATTATTATTCATGAGTGTGCATTGATCAAACTTCATGATGTCTGTTTCAAAACTCTTCGATGCATTATGTTCGAAGATATCTATCAACGCTTCACAGTGTTCTGGTGAGAATGCACCACGATACACTTTTACCAAATCAATTAGTTTCATAACCTTTCCACCCATAGAATATGTGGTCACCAATTCTGGCTCGTTCAGTCTTTTGAGAAGCCCAACCTGGTGTTACATAGTCAGCATGATACCAAAGAGAACCATCGACGAGATCGTATACTTGATCATGGTAAACACCCCACGCTACTTGTACTGCCATCTCCCATGCTTCTTGATCTTTTGGCTCATCTGATTTGCCATCGCAATACCAACTAAACTGGCAACGATGACGTACTGGAATATCCAAATCAGGATTACTCCATTGTGGACGTGTTGGTCCTTGATAAACAACTTCACATACAGTGTCTGGAAAATACTCAGACTCAACACGATTCATAACGACTTGAGTTACTGCAATCTGACCAGTCAATGGTTGATTGCGTGCTTCGAAATAAACATTCAAAGCCAAACAAACAATTGCTTCAGCTATCATTATCCTCTCCTCATCCGTGCGACTTCTTTAGCATCATCTTTGCTGATGATTGGGACCATGTTGGACTTATGCATTGTTGCAATACCTTTGATAAGGGTACCAGTGTATTGCTGCGCTTCTTTACGTCCAGCGATTCCGCAGATCCTGTCCGACGTCGGGATTGCTGGTTTAGTCGCTGCATAGTCTGGAATCGCGTTGCCCGCATCTTTCTTTTTCCCTTTCAACTGGTCTGGGTGAACACCCATTTTGCGAAGCCACTTGTCATGCTTGGCTTGTGCTTCAGCATGACCAGGTTTTTTATTGACACGGCGCTTGCGACTATTTATGCTAGTCATTCCGCGGACAAGATGCATTGTCATCTGACTTATCTCCTACGCTGGTGGTTACAAGGTAATCGAAACCATAGTATTCTACTGGATCGACTTCGAAACGGCCACATGGTGACATGGTTGGATCTTCGATCCACATACCTTCAAATTCAAAACCTTGCATTAGTTCCATCCTTCGTATGATTCATAAGACTGCTGATCGCGGAAACGATCGCCATAATGTTCGTCGACATATTTAGGTGCATCTGTGTATGCATTGATATTCATGTTATCGTCGTACTGACGATCCATAACAGAAGTTTCGGTGCGCTTAACACGATGGTTGCGCTTGACCTTTTTGTTGAACTTGTCTGCATGCTTTTTGATAACAGCTAAACGTTCAGCAGTGGTCATGTCTTTAGTGATTGCATATTTCATGATTTTCTCCTCATCATCAATTATAGGTATATTCTACCCTGTTTTCCCTGCTTTGTACATGCTTTTTTTTAAAAAAAGTAAAAAAAAGTGATAATAATAGCAAGAAAAACCCAGACTTTCATAAACAAAATAATGCGGAGAACCCACAGCAGCGCTAGAGAGGAGAGGAGAAAAAGCGCCAATGCTGCGGGCTCAACTGTCATGAGTTGCAAGATTAAGACTTCGATCCGTTCCATATCTTTGCAAGCTCATTCTGTTCGTTTACTGACAGCGGACCAAAATGGTCTGCATAAGCATTAAGATAAAATTCAACACCATCGCCAGTGCGAATCATCATGTGACGGTTGTCACGATAAGTGTAGGTATACATTAACCCCAATCCTTTCGATCATCTTCGTTTTCCCAACCGTAGTTATATTCAACGATTTGAGCAGGTGTCATATCTTCGACACCGATACGAGAACCAACATAAGTTCCTTCAGGATAATAGTGCGGAGACCATTGACGACCATAATAGCGATCTGCAGAACCACGATCTTGTGGTGAACCGTGCTTTGGCAAACCATCAACTGCGATATTGGCTTGATCAGCCGAATCTGTAAATAAATCTAATTGCATTACACTCTCCTCCAAGTAAAATCTCTATCATTGTGCAGATCAATCCAACGACCATCATGGATCTTGTGTGTGGTCCACTCTTCGGTCTTAGCTGCGTCACGTGTACGAACAGAGAAGGTTCGATGTTGTGACCGAAGGATGGCTTTACCTTCTTTCAGATCGGTAACCAACCAACAATCACCATGTTGGGCAATACGATCCTTCGCATGTTTGGTTTTAGGCTCAAGGATGATCCAATCGCCTTCGTCAAGAAAGAATACACTATCCATTATGAACACTCCCTTTCACCCATACGCTCGATGTGGCGTATAAGATTTTTGTCGGACCAGTTAGCAAAGTCCAACGACCTGGCATAGGACTTGCTAGTCCGATCTGCCGTGATGTAGTACGCATCTTCGATAAGTTCGATGCGCTGAAACCCTTTAAGGGTACCACACGGTGCACGCTCTGACCAATACTCTGTATCGTCAGGATCGACCATCTTACCCATCCAACAACCAGGCTTTTTAGAAAACTCTTCAGCTTCTTTACGCTGATCGTTGATGTAGTCACGAAGGGCTTTTTCCATGATGTACATAATCTTCTCTCCTCTTTGATTATAGGATTATTATACCCTGTTCTTCTGGATTTGTACATAAAAAAACGCACCGAAAAACGGTACGTTTTCAATAGTTTGTGATTTTTTTTATTTTTTATTTGAGATCGTCTGCAGTTAACTTTGGAAGATTTTCCATACGTAATGCCATTTCATCACGTTCTGCTTGAGGCATTGGAATCATACCTGCATCTGCAAGCATACCATCTTCACCCCAGTGTTTTTTCCACTCATTCATATATGCATCAATCCCAGGAACAACACCAATATGTGAGTGCTTTACATAAAAGTAAAGGGCGCGTGATACTGCATAGTCACCAGCAGCAATATTTTCAAATGTTGGGTTTGTTCCAGAAATCACTGCACCCATAAGAGTGTCAGAGTTCTGATCAAGATAGGAGAAACCAAAGATACCATATGTACCAGTGTCCTCTTGAAGCTTTTGCACAATTAGATTATCTTGTTCGCCTGCTTCGATGTAGGCACCATCGGTACGCATTGCGCGGCACTTCTTACCTTTTTTATCTCCACGAGCTTTTGATGCTGCCTTAGCAATAGGATCCTTTGCACAATAACCTTTCTGGTTTACCATCTCTACGTAAGATGCGCGAGTACCAGATGTTGTTGGGGGTCCCATGACTCTGATAGCAATATCAGGAAGATTAGGGTTAATGTCGCTCCACTTTTTAAATGGGTTTGGAATCCATGCATCACAGTTAAAGTTACGACCGGAACCTTCATAGCATGCAGGAATTTCTGCAGTCAGTGCCATACCAAGTTCTGCCTTAGTGATGTTCAAGGGAGTTCCTTCTCTTGAGTGGGCCACAACAATACCGTCGTAACCTACTTTAATTTCTGTTACTGCAACATTGTTTTCGTCACAATAAGCCAGTTCTTTTACTTTCATCCGCGAAGATGCGTTACCGATGTCAATGAATTGTGTACCGATACCTTCGCACACGCCTTTTTTACCAACCGAAGAGCCACCAGACTCTACAACGGGTGTTTTCATATTTGGATTACCACCAGCCTGTTCGGCTACAATGGTGGCAAAAGGCAGGACAGTAGATGAACCTGCGATTGAAACATACTCTCGAGCATGCGCAGTTGAGGCCGCTGCTACAAGAGCAATGGTTGCGATTAGTTTTTTCATGTTTTCTCCTATG